CTGCAGCAGGTAGCGCCTCACAAAGCGGACTCGGCCAGTTTTGGAGTTACACCGTCGGGGCGGCTTCAGAGCTGGCCTTGTCTGTGCCTACCGTGTCTCGAGCGACACAGATGATCATCTCGCTTGTTGGCTCACTGCCTCTTCGCCACTACACGACACAGTTCAACGGCGAACGGTACGAGAAAATCTATCTTGAGAACGAATCATGGATGGACACTCCAGATCCAACCCTGACGCGTAACTTCGTCATGTCGAATCTGTGCATGGATCTCATGATGCGCGGACGCGCTTTCCTCTATGTGACATCACGCAGCTCTGCCACTGGACGGCCTCTCGCTTTCCAGTGGATGCCCTGCGAGATGGTTGACACATTGGATCAACCCGGTCCGCAGTTCTTCGGAAAATCCAACCAGATCACATTCAACGGCATCCAGATTCCGACACAAGATGTCATCCAATTCCTTGCACCCGTTCAAGGGTTCCTTTGGACAGGTCGCCGAGTCCTAGAGACAGCGATCAAACTTGACCGCTCCGCTGAACGCTTCGCCTCCAATGAGATCGTCGCTGGATACTTACAGCAGACCGACAGCTCTGAACCTCTTGACGCTGAATCACTTGGTGAACTCGCTGCAGCATGGTCAAATGCGCGACGCGTGAACGCTGTCGGCGCATTGAACTCGGCTGTCAAGTACGAACAATTCGACACAGACCCCAGCAAACTCCAGCTCGTAGAAGCACGAAACTTCAGTGCACTCGAGCTCAGCAGGGCAATCGGTGTCCCCGCCTACTTACTGGGCATAGGCATTTCTGGCTACAATTACTCCAACGCAACACAAGCCAAGCAAGATCTCTATCTGCTCGGCGCGAAGCTTTACATGGACTGCATCCAAGAAACCCTCAGCGGAACAGACATCCTGCCTCGTAATAGGTTCGTGGAATTTGACACCGAAGATCTGATAGCAGATGTAGAGATGAATCGCTCAGAGATTGACATTGAAGAACCAGCCTCATCACGAACCCCTCAGGACATCAACTCATGATTCGACTTACTGCTCAACAGATCACACTTGACGCTTCCGCCGATGGCGAACCATCACGCCAGATCACAGGCCTCGCCGTCCCTTGGAATGTCAAAGCGACTCTCTCCGGTGGAGAATCGGTCGTCTTTCTTGAGGGCTCACTTCCCGAAGATGGCCCAATGCCGAAGCTCTTGGAGTACCACGACGAGACACGCGTCATCGGACGAGTGACCGAGCGAGTATCAACCGCTGAGGGCATGATGTTCGTGGCAAAACTGAGTGCGACGAGAGCTGCGGATGATGCCCTCGCTCTTTTGGCAGATGGCGCTCTAGATTCGGTCTCCGTTGGTGCAGTGCCTACTAAGTTCAAGCGCCTCGCAGACGGGACGCTAGAGGTCTCTGAAGCTAAGTTCGTCGAGCTGTCGGTCGTCACGACACCGGCATATGCCGACGCGCAGGTCTACTCAGTCGCTGCCTCTTCACCCGAAGAGGAAGCACCCGACGAAGAAGAAGAAACACCAACCCCAACCCAACCATCCGAGGAGGATGAAATGTCAGAAGCAATCGAAGCAGCAGTACCCACTGCTCCCATCCAGTACGCATCACCGAAGCGCGAGTTCAAGCTTCCCACGATTGCGGAATACATGATCAAGTTCGCTGCAGGCGGATCTGAGTTCGCTGAGTTCAACCAGCGCATCGTCGCAGCTGCACCGAATGTCACCTCGACCGACACACCCGGCATCTTGCCAGTTCCGATCATCTCGCCAATCTATAACTCGTTTGTACCCAATTATCGCCCATTGATTACTGCAATGGGAGTCCGCCAAATGCCGGCATCGGGCAAGGTGTTCATCCGTCCGAAGGTCACCACGCACACGACCATCGGCGCATCCAACGGCGAACTCGTCGCACTTGATCAAGGCACTTTCGTCGTGGACGACATCCAGATCACGAAGGCCTTGTACGGCGGATATGTAAACCTGTCCGAAGAATCAATGGACTTCACCTCGCCCGAAGTTCTTGGTGCATTGATTGACGACATGGCGCGCATCTACGCAAACGCTACCGATGTCGCAGCTTGTGCAACATTTGAAGCAGGAGTCACCCAGACCGAAGCATTGACCTCAGGATCAACACCTGCCGACTGGGTAGCGTTCATCTACAACTCAGCAGAGCAGATCTTGACTAACTCAAACGGCAACCTGCCCAATGTGCTCGTGATGTCGCCCGCGTATTACGCGTCGCTTGGCGCACTTGTGGACGACGCTGGTCGTCCGTTGTTCCCGAATGTCGGCCCACAAAACGCAGTCGGCACCGGCGCATCGGCCTCAACCTTTAACGGCAACGCTTTCGGCTTGTCGCTCGTGGTTGACCGCAACTTGGTCGCTGCAGGCGGAAAGAACCTTTATGTCGGTGACAGCACTGGCTTCGAGTGCTGGGAACAACAGCGCGGAGCTGTCAGTGTTGAACTTGCAGACGGTGCGCTCGGTCGAGTTATCAAGTTCCGTGGCTACTTCTCGTCTGTCATGATTGACGCGACGAAGTTCGTCAAGCGAGCCTGAACCGACTAGACGAGTAGAGGGAACGAACGATGGCAACATTTACAGTCACGCATCACCAGCGTCTGTCAGATGTTGCCGTCGTTCAGACTCTGGAGAACACTGACATTGCGATCGGTCAGACGATCACGCTCTCAGGTCTAGGACATGGCCTCAACGGCGCACACATTGTCTATGCAGTACCGACCTATTTGTTGATCGGCATTGACGAAGAAGGCGACTACCTTTTCGACTCGGATGTCATCATTCCGAACCAGTTGCTCTTCAACGATGTCGGCGACGACCTTCCACGATCTGCAGCTGATCCTGTCGGATCGCTCGTCTGGACTCAGACCTGCACATGGATCACAGTCAGCGATCTCACCGAATTTCTCGGCATTAGCGGAGCGACCGCCAACGACACAGCCTTCATGACCTCATCAGTTAACGCTTCAAATGCATGGTCATTTCGGCGCAGAGTTCAGGCCGGCTACCATGACTCACTTACTACCGTCCCTGATGCTGCAGTAAAAGCTGGAGTCGTGTTAATGGCGGCCTCGTTGTACAGAGAGCGCGGAAGTTTGGACTCCTTCAACAGTTTTCAAGACATGAACATCAGCGCACCTGTCGCCTCAATGGGCCGAATCAACCAGTTGCTCGGCATCAAGAGATCGCAAGTGGCATGAGATGGCAGGCATCTTCACAGACACCATCAGCGCTGTCTCAGCGACGATCACAGCTCTCGGCCTTGTGCCGGTCACTGACCCTCGCAACGCTCGACCTCTTACTGTATTCATTGAGCTTCCTACTTTCACTGCGTTCAATAACCAAACGGCGGACATCACGATTGATCTCCGAGTGTTGGGCGCGCCACCCGGCAACCAAGACACTACGAACTACATACTCGGAGTCGTTGATCAACTAATGGACTCCTCTCTCGCAGTCATCTCTGGCAGACCTACGATCGCATCGATCGGATCTGCCGAGTTACCTGCTTATGACCTCACAATAAGAATCGGCACCAGCCGCGTATAAAGGACAAAACAATGGCCACAGTTACCTACCTAGCCAACCCCACCGTCACCGTCACAGCACCATCGGCGATGACGCTCACCAATCACTGCTCGGCAGCGACCTTGACACTCACCGCTGAAGCACTTGAGAACACGGCCTTCGGTCAAACCTCACGCACTTTCACCGCTGGGCTTTACAGCAATGAGCTCACGCTGACACTGTTCCAGAGCTACGGCGCGACCGAAGTTGAAACCATGCTGAACAGTTTGTTCGGTGTCGAATCCACACTCGTGATCAGCCCTGCCGGCGCAACCGAATCAGCCTCGAATCCTGAGTACACCTTGACTGGTTGTTACTTGGCGACCGTGACTCCGATCTCGGCAGCAGTTGGCGAGCTCTCAGTTGTTGAAGCGACCTTCATGGGCGGATCATTCGTCCGCGATGTCACCTGATCTAGTAACTAATCCGAACCCGACTAGGAGAACCAATGAAACTCACACTCAGTGTCAAGCTCGCCGATGGCGAGACCTACCAAGTCATCACGAACCTCTTCGTGATCATCTCGTGGGAGCGTAAGTTCAAGCGACGAGCATCAGATCTTGCGAACGGGATCGGGATGGAAGATCTAGCCTTCATGGCCTACGAGGCCAGTAAGCAGCAAGGTCATCCAGTCCCGATCTCATTTGATGAGTTCGTCAAGAAACTAGAAGATCTAGAAGTCGTGGAGACTGCGACCGCAGTCCCTACACAGGAGGCTTCCGGCGACAACTAGCAGCTCTGCTAGTTGAGACTGGGTTCTGGCCTCCGCACATAACATTCGAGACAGACGAT